AACTGTTAAGCTGTCTGCTATTTGCACATCATCTGGCAAGGTTAAAGTTACATCAGCAGATTCACTGCCTGAGCCTGAAACTGTAATCTTGTTAGCAGTTCCTGTAATGGTTTGAATGTAATTGCCTGTAGTATCTGTGCCAAGAGCAACGCTGTTTGCATCTACGCTTGCAGCTTGAATATTAAGGGCATCAACAAATGATTTAGTAACTCTAGTATCAATAGCAGAGTTAGCTCTTGCATCTGTGTAATATAAATTAGTGCCTTCTGTTAAGTCAGAAGTTGTTTTGTTTGCAAAAGCAGAATCAAATCTTGCTTGAGTGTAGTAAAGATTAGTGCCTTCTGTTAAATCGTCTGTATCTTTGGTTGCAAGCCTTGTATCAAATCTTGCATCTGTATAGTAAAGGTTAACTCCTTCTGTTAAATCGCCAGTATCTTTTGTTGCAAGCCTAGTATCAAAGTCTGTATTTGCTCTGCTTGATGTGTAATATAAATTAGTAGTGCCTTCGGTTAAATCATCAGTATCTTTTGTAGCCAATCTAGTATCAAATGCAGAATTGGCTCTTGCATCTGTGTAATAAAGATTAACGCCCTCAGCCAAATCTCCAGTATCTTTTGTTGCAAGCCTAGTATCAAAATCAGAATTAACCCTTGCAGTTGTATAGTAAAGATTTGAGCCTTCTGCTAAATCATCAGTGTCTTTGGTTGCTAATCTAGTATCAAACATAGATTCGCCCCTAGCTGTAGTCCAATAGAGATTAGTATTCTCTGGAACAATAGAGGTATCTAATGTTGATGTTGATGCTTGATTAGAAGCATTACCTATAAATATATTGCCATCATTTAGATTGCCAGTAGCATTACTTCTGCCAGCACCACCAACTTTAATAGAGCCATTAACAGCATGACTTCTTAATACTTTACCTATGTTTTGTATTTGACTTGATTCTCCTGTTGGTGGGGTTGTTGTATATTCACCTGCTGTTGTAGATACATAAAGTATTTCACCAACTGATTCATTTGAAGTATCAATAGATGTTAAATTACCAAAAGTAACTATTTGTGTATTGCTGTTAGCATTAACATCTTCTATAGCCAAACCAAATGCAGGCATTTTAGAAGCATCATCAGCTTTTGCTTTAGCTACTGTTGTATTGTTTCCTTGTACACCTGATACATAAACGACATCACCTTTAGATAAGGCTTCGTCAGCTTTAGCTGTAAATCTTATAGCACCATCAATATCGCCAATAAACTCATCACTTGCAGTTACTAAATTGAATGTAACATTATCACCTGTACCTACAGCCTGACCTATAGCAACAACTGGTGTAGAGCTTTCGCCTGTGCCACCTGTAATGGTTACGCCTGTGCCACCAGATATGCTTTCTACATAATCACCAGTAGTATCAGTTCCAAGAGTGATAGAATTAATTTGAACAACTGTAGATATGTCTACATCAGCACTACCATTAAAAGAAACTGAACCAACAACATCTCCTGATAAAGATATGGTTCTTGCTGTGCTTAATACGTCAGCAGAATCTGCATTACCTGTTAAATCACCAGTAACATTGCCTGTAACATTGCCAGTTACATTACCTGTTACATTGCCTGTTAAATTTCCTGTAAATACATTGGATGAGCTAATGCTTACGCCAAATGTAATCCAATCTGTGTCAGCAGCGTTTCTTATTTTTAATACGCTGTTTGCTGTATCTACCCATAACTGATGGGCAAAAGTAGTTGAAGGCTCGGTAGCCCCTGAATTGACTGTAGCTATAGCTTCTAAAGCATTGTTTAAATCAGCTCTAAAGTCAGCTCCACTTTGATTGGCTAGGTTGTAATCGTGTTGTGCCATTAATTTACCTCTGTTCTATTGTATATTTAATCTGGTTGAGTTGGAAACACTAGATTATTAAAATTAAAAATATCTTGCATAATTATTCTTCTGATCGTGTTGGATCAACCTCTTCCCAGCCATAAAGCTGCCATGTAAAATATGCATCTAAATCTTGAGTTGTTGTTGTTGCTTGATACCATTCTATAGCCTTGTCATTCGTTAAATCTTCAACCAAAATAAAATCTTCTGGCAGACCATCTGTTTTATAAGAATATACACCTGATAAAGATGAATACATTTTTTCAGTCATTGTCTGTGTATTGTCAGCTTGATCAACTGCTGTTACTTCTACACAAATATTTTTAACAATTAAAGTATTATCAGTCATGCTCAAAGGAATCGTGTTTATAGAATCAAGAGTATAAGTATAATTAAAATTATGTATTGCCATTAAATCTCCGAGAATTTATAGAATCCATACTGAACATTTGAAAGATATCTATTGTTGCCATCTCCTTGAGCATTTATATAAAGCCTTAATGTTCTTGATGTGCCACTTGTTTTTCTAACCATAAAATCTTTTTGCACCATTTCATTTGTGCTATCAAACCTTGCAATAGCAGACCAATACTCTGAATTTCCTGAATGATATTGAGCATAGCCCTGATCTGCTGTTGGAATAGTTGGAGCACTATCATCTGAATATTCAATATCGCTTCTAAGCTCAAAACTTGCACCTGAACCAAAAGTTCCATCACCTGCAACTATTGACAAAGTTTTGACCTGCCCAGTGCTACCAAAAACTCTACAAAAAATATGATATACCCCTGCTTCAGTTCCTAAATCAGCCACCAGTTTTAATCTTTTTATGTTATTTTGCCAAGCACCTATTGTTGCTCCTGAAACTGTCGCTGCTTCAAAATTTAAAGCTAAATCAGTTACATTAATTCTATCTGCTGTAATTGTGTTGGCAGCTATCTTATTTCCATCTAAGTTAGTAATTCTTGCATTATCAATAAATACTTGACCACCACTAACAATAAAAGGAGATACACTTGAACCTGCATCATTATCAATCTTGAATGTGTCAGCTAAAAAAGAAACAATACTTGTTGCACCTGTTCCAGAAGATGCATTGCTACCAAGAACCATCTGAGCCACTTTGCCATTAGCATTAAGCTTTAATACATAACCAGCAGAAGCATTGCCATCTAATGTTGATATGGCTGTAGCATTAGTTGTGATAGAAGATGTGTTGCCACCCACTGTAGAAGTTAGTGATGTTATATCAGCAGCCAAAGCACTATCAGCATTTGCTCTGGTTGTTTGTTCTGTGGTTATTGCTGATGTGTTGCTATTAACTGTAGAAGTTAAGCTTGAGATAGCACTTGCATTAGCTGAGGTATCAGTTGTTAAAGTAACAATATCTCCCTGAGCTGTAGCAATGTTAGAACTATTTGTAGAAACAGTTGAGCTTAGTGAATTATACAAAGTAACCAAAGAAGAATCTCTGGCTTTTACCCAACCATTGTTAGATGCATTTCTTACATAAATCTGATTGTTGTCATCGGTATCTGCCCATAAATCTTGAGCTTGTAATGCATTACCATCATCCCTTGTTGATGGTGCTGATGTTGATTTTATTAATTGTGTTGAACCAGCTCCACCTGCATCAATAGCAGCAACTAAATCTGCTGCTGCTTTTGATAAAGTAATAGCATCATCTTTGACATCAGCAGTATCTACAGGTGCTGTGGCAACACTAAAAGTTAATGTAGCTGGTGATGATTCAACCCCAAGAGTGTTAATTGAGCTAACACTAGCAACATAATTTGAACCCACTGGAATAAAACCAAGATCACAAAACTCAGTATCAACAATTTTATTTGTAAGTTCATTGCTTGAGCTATCTACTACATTAATCCTATATTCATGGTCTGGAAAGTCTGTAGGCTCATCCCAAGAAAGAAAGGGTCTATTTGTAGAGCTTGCATTGCTATCAGTAAAAGATAAGCCTGTGGGTGCTTTTACAGCATAAGCTGAGGGTAGGTTAGATAGCTCTTCTACTGGTTCTTGTGGTGGAACTTCCCATGTATAAACATCAAAGTATTCTATTAGACTAACTGCAACCAAACCATTTGACTGAAGCTCTAAGGCTTCGACCCTGCATATCTTTCCATTAAATCCTAATCCTGCATAAGTAAGATCAACGATGTCTCCCACGTTGAGCTTATACATCTCAGGAGTACCTAAGAACTGCATAGTGGTCTGATTCCTGCTTCTAGTTAAAATAGCCTTTCCCATGTTATAGGCAATGTAAGGATCAGAGACATAAGGAAACTCTGCTTTTACTTCTAAGACCTCACCATTATCATCAGAAGTATAATCAGGCGTTGCATCATGTAAAACTGTGGCTGTGTCTAGCTCATACTTTTTATTAGCATTATAAAATTCAACAATAACTTTATTTGCCTTCTTGTCTTTGTTGCCATAATCAACTGATATGCCAGAATCAGAAATAATGTGATCATCGGTAATGCTAAAAGTGGATGAGCCTGTATCTTCAATGGATAGTTCATATTTGCCATTTATATAAAGAAAGATACCTCGCATATTGGCAAGCAACTCTTTAGCATTATCCATAACACTGTTATTTGCATCTAAATAACCATTACAATGAAATCTTTTAACTTTTAGTAAAGATGTGCCACTTTGAGAGGAATAAGTAGAGCCAAGAGTATTATTAACATATACTGAATATTGGGCTTGTGCATTATAAAATTCTGTTCTTTGCACATCTTTTATTTCAGCACCATCTAAAACAAGATTGCCAGAGCCATCTTCTAAATCTATCTTTTCGCCAATTTTGTTTTGCCACCAGATAGAATTTGCACCAGTTCCAGTTATATTAATATAATCATCTCCAGATGTTCCTTCCCAAGTAACACTTTGTGCAGTGCCATTAAAATATGGCTGATCAACCAAAGTATCGCAAACATTAGCAGCAGAGCTAAATGTAGGCATATTAATTTGAGATTCAGTTAAACCTTTTCCGTACTCATTATTGGTTATGTAATCAAGAAAACATAAGGCTGGATTATCTGAATGTTTATAAGTAGAAACAGTGCCAAATGTTTGAGTATTATCTCTAGGATCAAAAACCTTCTTTCCCCTAACCTGCACTGTCAGTTGTGGTACGCCTGACCACATTCCTTCTTTGTCATAACCAAACGATGCTCCGATGTAACAAACACCATCTAATCTATGTGCTGAAGTCCAATTAGGCATAGATGCAACAAGCATGGGGTCTGCTGTTTGTGATGCAGCTCCATGATGTAAATTAAAAACATATCTATATTTTTCTGTTGGGTCTGTACCAAAAGTTCCAGCAGGTAGTTCTACTCCAAGACCATTTTGAGAAGCTGTATTTAAAGAACCTGACCCAGAAGATATCTTGTCTGAGCCAATATAACCACCATCTCTAAATCTTGCAGAATCAGTTAATAAGTTACCATCTAGCTCAATGGTTTTTCCAAGAATTTCATCACATTCTCCAACTGAAAGAGCATATACTACATATAAATCCCTAGAATCATTTGCTGAAACATCCATATATATAACCTGAGCACCAACCCTTCTTGTGCCATAGATAACTGGCAACTTACCACCAGCAGATGTTTTGTTTGCCATGATGACCTGACCTTTAGCCATCATATCTCTAGCTTGTCTATAGCCCTTAACACCAACTGCTAAAGTTGCAAGAGTTACAGTCCAAGAAACAACAGCAGCAACTGTCGCTGCTGTACTAGCCCCAACTCCTATAAATGTTAAAAATGCGGTTACCCAGCTCATTATTTACCCCACCTAACATCTTCTTTTGTTTGTGTTGCAAACTCCATGCCCCTATCACCAGAACTAAAAGATTGCTGTGATTCGTCAGAAAAATGTCTACCTTTAGTTAAATTCCAATTTGCCCAATGTGAAGCAACAACCATATTTATTGTTGAAGTATCTATAGTTTCATTGATGCCAATATTTCTTATTTGACCTGTAAAAAAGTTTATTGCACCAACAATGGTTTCGTCTGAATTAAAATAAGCCAAATAAACATCTACTGTTTTATCTGTAAATTCTCCATTTTCTACCAAACTTCTAATTTGATTTGTAACATTCGACAATCTAATGCCAATTTCATTAACCTGTAG